TATACATAGGGGATACAAAAATCTTAAATAAAATACAGATCAAAGAAAAGTATGGGATTGAAATACAAATATAAACTCGTTACTAACTGGTCAGAGTTACACCAGCTTGTTGCTTATTGTAAACAGACTGGGTATGCTTCTACTGACTTCGAAACTTGGGGGACAAATAGTATGTATCTAAGGTCTTACCCTACTATTTTAGGTGTATCTTTTCAACCAGGGGGAGCTTGGATAATCCCTTTGGCACATAAGGAATCTCCATTTCTTAAGGATGATGAGTGGGTTAAAGTTTTGCAATACTTTGGACGAGAAGTTATAGAGGATCTAGATATTGTAAAGATAGGTCAAAACATTAAGTATGAAATGAATTGGTGGTATAAGTATGGAATAATCATGCAAGGTAGAGTGTTTGATACTATGCTAGCCAAGTATTTACTTGATGAGGAACGACCACATGGACTAAAAGAAATGGTTACTCGTTTCATACCCGAATTTGATGGATATGATTTACCTGGTCAGCCAGGACAAAAAGCTACAACTGAACAGTTAATAGCTTTTTGGTCTAATGTACCTTTGGATGAGCTTGCTCTTTATTGTGCATTAGATGCTGACCTAACCTTTAGACTTTGGGTATTCTTTGAACGTAGGTTAATCGATAATGGATTCTATACTTTATTCAGGAATATGATGATGATGGCTTCACGTGTACTTGCTGAAGTAGAATGGAGGGGGGTAGATATGGATAGGGATTATCTTAATGAATTGGTGGGAGTTTATAAAATTAAGATTGATGAATGTGAAGCTAGGATAAGGACTAACCCAATCATTTTTAAATATGAGAGGGCAAGATTGAAGGATGTTAAAAAACAAATGATTAATGATGTCAAGGCAGAGATATTACTTTTGAAGCAGACAGAGGGTAGTGATAGAATGATAAAGAGTAGAGAGGAGAAGGTATCAAGATATATTGCTGGGGATTATACAACTAAAAAGGAATGGGAGATGGTAGCTCCAACTAATTTTAATAGTTCTAAGCAAATGATTGATTTCTTATTTGAAAGTCCAGAGGGGTTGATGTTTGATGTAATTAAGTTTACACAGGATAAAAATACTAAAAAGGAAACAGAAACACCATCTACAGATGAGGATGTGTTGAATGAACTACAATATAAAGATGATTCGGGTTTTATAAAAGATCTCCTCGAGCTAAGGGGGTTAACGAAGCTGAATTCAACCTACGTAGTAGGTATGTGGGAAAGATTAAATTCTAAAAATAAAATACATGCAAGCTTTTTACTTCATGGTACTGTGACGGGTAGATTATCTTCACGTAATCCTAACTTACAGAATATTCCACGTGACACCACTGCCAGCGATATCAAAAAAATGTTTATTACCTCACCTGGGAAATTGCTTTTACAAATTGATTATTCTCAGGCTGAGCTTCGAATTTTAGCAGCAGCAGCTAAAGAACCTACGATGATACAGTGGTTTAAAGAAGGTAAAGATATTCATTTGGCTGTTGCTTGTAAAAAATTTAACACAGATTATGATAAGGTAAAAGTTATTCTGGACAATGAAGACCATTCAGAATATATTGAATGGAAAAAAAGAAGAAAAAAAGCTAAGACTACGAATTTTGGAATAGTTTATGAACAAAGTGCTAAGGGATTAGCTGAAGCCCTTACTAAAGAAGGTATATTTACAACTGTGAATGAGGCTGAGGAATTTTTAAATGATTGGTTTGATGATTTTCCTAAAGTTAGAAAGTATATAGATAACCAACATAGATTTGTAAAAAAATATGGGTTTGTTTATAATCTTTTTGGGAGAAAGAGAAGATTACCTAATGTTGATTCAAATAATTGGGGGAAAAAAGCTGAAGCGTTCCGGCAATCAGTAAATGCACCTACCCAAGGTGGTGCTTCAGATTTTACTTTATTTAGTTCTGTACTTATACGAGAACATATTCGTAGAGGAATATTACCTTCATCACTTGAACAAGTAGGTACAGTTCATGATTCTTTACTTTATTATATAAACCCACAAGATATACATCAAGCGATTCCGAAGCTTTATCAGATATGTAGGAATCCCGAAACTAAACTTTGGTTTAATTTTGAAATTAAAGGAATTGAAATGAAAGTAGAGTTTGAAATCGGTAAAAATTGGGGTGAATTACATGGATATAATCCACAAGAAAACTATCTAGTATGGGTTGCCTGATGTACTATTATATATTAAAGGAATTTTATGAGAAAGCTTAGAAAATATGCAAGCTCCTCTTCATTAATGGATATTAAGATTACTTATGGAAATGAGACTTTTGAGTTTAATCTGTTTGAGGAACTTGTAGTAGATGAGAATAGAATTAATAGGGAGATACAAGAACAACCTTCATCTTATGCTTTTCTGGCTATGCTACACAAGAAACTATTCCGTATTAGTAAGGATAAAAAAATGGAGATGGAGAAAGCTTATGCTCGTGCATATATGAAAGCTAAATCACAAATAGATTCAGACACAAATAGGTTATATCCAAAGGAAAGTGCTAAGGAGATGGCAACTAAGAGTCCTAATTACCACTTAGCTATTAGGTATTATCACCAGGCAGAGGAAGACTGGGGTGTAATTGATGCCTGTGTAAAGTCATTCGAACAAAGAAAAGACCTAATCCAAACGCTCAGTGCCAATATCAGGAAGACGAATTAACTATAACAATAAAGATAAGAGATGATTTTTTATTAACATTAGAAACAAATTAACTATGGCAAAAGAAACATTAAAAGAAAGGCTAAAGAAAAAGAAGGAAGAACTGAAGGCTAGGAGTCAGCAGGGAGCCATCTATTTTCAAAAGGCAGACACTACAGTTCGGGTTCGTATCCTGAATATGGGTGAGGAAGAGGAGTTTATTAAGGAGGTAACTCAATTCTATTTGGGGTCAGATATTAAGGGGGTAATATCTCCTGATACTTATGGGGAACCCTGTGGAATTAACGAGGCTTATGAAGAGTTAAAAAACTCAGATGAGGATGATGAAAGAGAATTGGCAAGTAAATTCTCGCCTCGTAATAGATATCTGGCATTCTGTGTATTTTATAAAAGTGAGAAGGGTGGGGAGATTGATGAAAACCTGAGTCCTAAATTTATCCTACTTTCATCAGGAGTTTATCAGGAAATCTTGGAAAAATACCTGGATGAGAGTGAATGGGGAGATATGACAGATCCAAAAGATGGGTATGATATTAAGATTACCCGTACTGGGTCAGGTAAAATGGATACAGAATATTCTGTAACTCCTTGCAAGAATACCCCTACGCCTAAGGGATTTACTGGGGTCTATAACTTGGATGAAGAGGTCCGTAAGATTATGCCCAGCTATGAAAAAACCAAAGAGTATATCAATCAGTATCTTGGTTTGGATCCTGAGGATGAACCAGATGCTGGTAGGGGTAAGAAAATAATCAAGAAGAAAATAATTAAGAAAAAGAAATCAGATCTTGATTCCTAATGATAGTTAAAAAGAAAAAACCAAAGGCTGGGATTGTATTAACTGATGCTCAGATGGCTAAGAAATATCGGGGGTCTGGGTTAGCTAGTGAGATTTCTGTAATGCCAGAGGATGCCCTCTGGATACCTTCTCGTAGTATTTATCTGAATTATACTACGGGTGGTGGGGTTCCTTATGGGAAAATCTGTGAGATATTTGGGGGGGAAAGTTCTGGTAAATGTTGTGGTTTAAATACACGATTATTTTTACCTGATATGGGGATTATAGAAATGGGTAATTTAACTCAATTATCTAAAATTTCTACAGAATTGGGTATTGGTAAAATCACTGGGATAATTGATACTGGTACTATTAAAACAGTAAAAATTACTACCAAAGCTGGGTTTGAATTTGTTGGGGGTTATAGTAATCATAAAATTAAACTACGGGATCTAGATGGTAATTGGGAATGGCATTATATTAGAAATTTAAAAATCGGGGATAATATACCAATAGCTTATGGTATGAATGTTTTTGGGAAATTAAAATATATTAAAGGTTATCCTTTAGATAAAGATATGGGGTATGCTTTAGGACTATTATGTGGTGATGGCAATATAACTATAGACCATATTTCGATGACTGCTGAGAAAAAGTGTTTATCTTTATTAGAATTTTTAATACAATATTTAAAAAGGTTTAAAGTAGAAACCCAAAATCATCAAGGGGTTATTCAATCCCAAGCGGAAATACAATTAAGAAAAGGTAACTATAATTTACAAAGAAGTGGAAAAGAATTAGGAAATTGGTTAAAACATTTCCCCGAATTAATAAATAATTCCCATAATAAAAGAGTCCCTAAATTAATACTTACTTCTCCAAAAGAAACCCAAATTGCATTTATACAGGGGTATTTTGATACTGATGGTAATTCTTCTAAAAAATCACCACAGGTCAGTGTAACTTCTGTATCAAAAGAGTTAATCCAAGATATTCAAATGATGTTATTAAATTTTGGAATAGTTAGTAATATTACTATAAAGAAAACTAGTTGGGTAAATAAAAATACAGGTAAAAAGAATAAAAGTATTACTAATCGGTTAACTCTTCGAGGATATCAAGCTATGAAATTTAAGGATATGATTGGGTTTAGGTTAAATTATAAATTTAAGATATTATCACAAAGTCGTAGAAGGAATACTAAACCCATGTTTGAAAGTATTAAAGAGTATTCTAGTTATGATATAGTAAAACTACCTGATTATTTATTTCCTAGATTAGAAAACTTTTATAAAAATTTAATAGCCCCTAATAAATATTTGGGCTCACAGTTAAGATATTGGTTATATAATAAGGGAACTAAAAAATATAAAATTTCTGGATCTATTCCTTTAAAAAATCTTTATACCCTTTTAAAATATACACAAAATAAAGGGGATTTTGATAAGGTATTATATGACTATACACAAAGTCAATATTTTTATGACCCTATTGTTTCGATTGAATTAGAAAACCAACCAACTAAGGACATTGAAGTTAGCCCTTCTCATTCTTATATATCAAATGGTTTTATTTCACATAATACTTTGGTGGCTATGGACTATGCTTACTCTACTCAATATCTTGGGGGTATGGTTTTTTGGAATGATGCAGAACAATCCTTTGACCCTTGTTGGGCAGAACAAAACGGATTAGATCTAAATAAGATAATCATTTATAATGAAACCTCGATTGAAAGGATATCAGACTGGGCTGCAGACATGTCAGTAACCTGGAGATCTAAGTTAAAAAATAATGAACCGATCCTGATCGTAACTGATTCAGTTGCGGCTTTAGATTGTGAAGAGAATATAAATTCACAACAGACTGATGCGAAAGCAGAAATGGGTAATCGA